GGCCATGCCTAAACCGGTGCTCCGAGGGCGTATAACGCCCAAGGATCCCAGTGATGACCCTCGACACGAAGTCGAGGTTCTTCAAAAGGGTTGATAATCGAGCCCTCTTACGAGGGCACGATTCCGCTAACACTCGCCCCATGTACAGCGGGCTACGGTGGAAACCACCATAGCTAGCCGTTATGGAGTCTTGCGTCGGCGTCTCTTCCCCCCAGACCTTTTCAGGTTCAGGGAGTTGAGAATCAACGAGAGCGAAATCCGCAACTTCAGCGCGGACGGCACTCTCACTGCATGGGAGGCTAGCTTTCCGAGCCAGGTAAAGGACCTGGCGCAGAAAGAACACAGCTTCAACATCGCAGTCCTCCTTTAGGCGACCAGATTCGTCGAATACGCGTAAGTAGAGTCCCCGAAGAAACTTCGGGATTTCTACTCTGGTAGAGTACCTCCCAGTTATGGGAAGTCCTTCCAGTTTGTACGCACCGTCTGACAGACACCTATCCAGGTGCTTGCCAGCAACCACGAGATCAACGCAAAATGCGCGAATCCCGCGGTTCTCGACGAAACTTCGCAGGCGATGCTCGTCTCTGACGAACTCACCCGCTAGCGTCGGGTAGGCGTCGGCCGCGTCCTGTAACAGACACGTCGACACCTGCAGTAGCTCCCTAACATGGCATTTAGACATTCGGACCTCAACAATCCGGCATGTCCCATGCGCCTGTTAGTTCGACAACCACCCGGGCCGTTGTTACACAGCCCAGTCGTTCAGTTCCGTCAGCACCAGATTGGTGCTCGCCGTGAGGAACGCCGCTAATGCGGCGCTCAGCGCGACTGTGTCATCGTTGGGCATCAGCTCAGCGACGACATAGGATTTCCGAACGACATCCGGATTACCGCCGGTCCCCCACACAGTGTGGGTGACCTCGACATTGTGTCGATCGAAGCCTGCCGCAGTGTTACTGTGGCGGACTTTGACACGGTACTCCTCCGTCGCGTCCTTGAACAAATACTCGGACGCGTAGGATGGGGTGTTGATCTTCGTGAGCGTCTTTGACGCAAACGTGATCGTCGTACTTCCAAGCATAGGAGACTCCTGACATTTCCGGCAGTCAAGGCGCTTACTTGCGCCTCAAGGCTGCAAGCGATGCCAGGACCGACCATTTGCCGCTGTCAACCAGCGGTAGAGACAGAGAGAAGGGTAGGACAGGAGCGATGACGTATCTCTCCTTCCTGATTCGTTCACCAGCAGGCATTCCATTAACTGTAATGAATGCTGGTTTAGCCGTGATTTCGAATTCTCGCTTAGCAGCGATTCTTCGCATCAGGCAGAATCTCCCCCAAGTCAGTGGAACGGTATTGTTGAGTGCGGCGATAGTATCGCCTACCCCAACGAACCAATCCACAAACCAGGACCATGGGAGCAATTCCCATGTTGCGGCAAGCAGTTCGTGACTAGTGATCCCATAAGTTAGCCGGCGCGCGAGGTTGTAAAGCTCGCGATCCGACTTGGGTAAGCTAGTCCCAGGTGCAACTTTATACTGCACCGTACCCCACATTCGCATTGAATGGTGGACCCTGCTTCTTGCTTGAACAGTAAACCCATTTGAGTGTATCGGAGACGACGCACCAAATGAGTCACTACTGTTCGAGCTGCCAAGGGAACATCTTCTCTTGAGTCCGTTGCCATCCCGCAAGCGCTTTAGCCACTCGAGCCGGTCGTTGACCTGCTTAGTGAAATCAAGCATCTTGCGGATGTCACCCATCATTGGCTTGACGGCCCAGCGCCAGGACAAGTGTCCTTTCGCTACCTGCTTAAGCAGGTCGCCGCCCCAGTCTTTGACAAGTGACGGAAGGTCTTTGAGCTCACCAATGAATGCCGGCACTGAAACCGCCGGTACATTCGGATTAGTGTTAGCGAGGATCTCCCAAGCCTTATTTGACTTTTCGAGGGCACCAACGGTGCCGTAGAAGGTCAAAGGGTCTGGGGCCTCCGGGTTCATGCTCGACGCAGGTAGTCCATATGCTGCTGTATGCAGCGTGGAACCTGAGTAGAACTCCCCGTCAAAGGTAGGAAAGTGGACTTCATTGATCCTCAAATCGAAGCCATTGGCTCCGGTTCGATTACCAATGAAATCGTCACAAGCCTCCCGCTTACCATCCAGAACGGAATAGAATTGGAGCTTCGGAACGGACAAGAAGTGGTATAACCCACCCGTGACCGTAATCCGTTGGTCTCTCGTTCTACTCCTCGCTGGCATGGTAAACCACCTAACGGCAATAGTGTCTCTAGGGTGACGATTGTCAGAGCAAGCTTTCGCCTGCTGCGACCCCGGGCAACATGCCCGGGG